ATACTCGATATAACCATTACTTAAATTTACTTACCCCTACAATTTTTGGAGTAGAAACTAATATAAATTGGTTAAAGGATTCTGGATTTCCTTATTCCGATGATTCAAGTATTACACGACATGGATGAAGACCTATGCACACTCAAATTAATTCTCTATGTGCGACTTTAGAAAAATCAAGTACAAATGAAATAAAACTTAGGGGAGACGCTTCTGCTTGGCGAAAAAAAGCTGTTGAATACAATGAAACCCTATACGATTATTGGCGAGTTGGGAGTGAATTAGATACAGGGACTTTAACTAAAATAGGAAGTAATGATATCAAAATTGGAAAAGCTCTCCAATTTTCAAAAGAAGTTCCTTATGCTGGAAACAAATTATTTTATATAGAACAATATACCGATGAGTATATGATAGAGGACCGAGGTTCTGGTATATGGTTACAATCTATCCAATTAACTAGGGGGGCAGATGAACAAACTTATAAAAAAGAGGCATCTGACACCACACTAACTAAAACTAATTTTATAGAAAGACAGGAACCTTATGAGCAAGAAGGAGATTATACTCCCGATAAAGAGGGGGATAAATAAATATGCTAACCTCAGATGGTTCGGTAATATCTGCTAATCTTCCTACTGAAGATAATAGTTATCAACCCACGGATAATCGATTATACCGAGGAATGATTATTGGAATTCATTATACTGATTCACAGAAAAATTTAACATATAATTCTATAAATCCTCAAATTACTTATGATGTGGTTATTTTGGGCGGATTTATGGAGGGTGTTATTTTAACTAATTGTAGATTATCTTCCAAATATGGTGGTTGTTATAATTATCATGAACGAGTCTTAAGAAAAATTAGTAAACAATTACATGAAATACCCTTGCGTGAACAAGATGGGGATATTGTACTTATACAATACATACAAGGAGACCCTGACTTTCCTCAAATTACCGGTTGTGGGGTTAGTCCTTTAGATAAAACAAAAACAGGAGCAACCGAAGCCGATGGACCTAGATTAGTTGAACAGTACAACGGCATAAAAAAGACGATTAATAAAGATGGGGAATACTTTTTACACCGAAAAGGTGGGATTTATGATGCTAAAAAAGGGTATTTTATTCCTTCAGATGAAAGTGACGAATACACTGGAGAAGTCGTTTTACCGGCTAGACTAGAGTTTAGAGTGGATAAAACTGTTCTGGACGGTGGGGAAAAGATAGCTATAGGGGCAAATAATATAGAGTTATTACAGAAAATATCTGAGCAACTAGCTATTCTGATTAGTCTTTTTGCTGTAGTAAAAAGCCACACCCACCCCTGTTCTGTTGATAGTGTGAGCCATATGGGAACAACCACAGGGCCTTCCACTTCAGGTGATTGGAATGATGCCGCTAATAGTTTAGAGGACATCAAAACGGCTATAGATTCAATAAAAACGACCCTTTTATGATATAATTAGGGTAGATTATAATATTTGGAGATTGAACATTTATGGCATTTAACATTTCAGGCTTATACGATAACATAAAAGGCTCAATATCCAATCTTTTGGGTCTATCCGACAAGTCTAAACTCTACCCTGAATCTTCCGACTATGCTAAAGTACAAAATTCAATAAGTTCTGGAAATTGGTGTAAACTACCCCTACCTTATACCTTTGCGGTTGTAGGAGTTGCTTCAGATTTGGGTGGAGCTGGTACTTTTGATAATTTTAAAGATTTTGCACTTCCTTTATCACCTTCACATATTTCCCAAACAGAAGAATTCGCAATCTCCATAAAGCCCACACAGGGTGGTACAGTCGTCACACATTCGGGTAACAAGTACAAGACTCTAAATATCGAAGGTACTACAGGATTAGCTCCCTTTCGTGGCGTAGGTGGGGTAGACAAATACACTGGAGAAGCAATTTTTGCCCCCGGAGACCTAAAACATAAAAGTGGATACGAAGTTTTTCTGGAACTTAGAAATTGGTTTAAAACTTATTATGAAGTAAAAGTTCATTCCAAAAATGCCAGAGTTAAAGATGCCCGTTTAGTCTTTAAAAATTACAAAGATGGTGAGTTTTTAATCGTTGAGCTATTATCTTTTACTATGGAAAGACAAGCGGGTCGACCTTTTCTCTATGACTATAAAATGAACTTCAAAGTTCTGAAGCATTTTGAGTTTTCTAAACCTGGATTATCTCTATTAGAAAGTATAGATGATGTAATGAATAGGAGTCTTTCTAAGATTGATACTGCTAGGGGTATTTTCTTAAGGTCCTCTGGCATACTAAAACAGATTGAAGCTACTTATGATGGTATAATTTTGGAACCTATCCGAAAAATAGGACTTATGCTCAGAGCAGCTACAGGGGTTGTAAAAAGTTTTGCGGATTTACCTAAAAACATAGCCCGAAACACTATTTCAACTACCCACACTTTTGTTTTGATGACCGGATTAAAAGACCAACAAACCGAAAATCTTACTAAATCTAGTTTAACCGAAGATGAAGTTATTTTAAGTCAAGTTAAATTTCCATTTAACCTAAAAGATGCAGCAGAAAGAACTGGCGTGGATGCTTTGTTAAATCTTGGTGAAGCTATTACTTTAATACCATCTTCTGATTTACCCAGTAACGCACAGCAGCAATTAGACCAAGAAACAACCACAGTAATGACCTTACCTCGAACTTATTACGAACAAGTTCTAGCGGATTTGATTAGAGTCAGACAAAATGCAGAAGATATGTTTAATTTAGGGGATTCCACTTATGATTCCCTTTTTGACCGAACTGCGTCCATAGAAGCCAACCCGGATAGAGTTATAACAGAAGCGGAAATTGATGTATTATACGGTTTTAATTTAGCTATTGATTCATTTTTAGACCTCTTAAGTGTAACCAACCTTTTTAAATCCTCTTATGATGCCCAAATTCAAGACATGATAGATAAATTTAAAGGAGAAATCGACCTTAGTTCGACTTCCTCAGTTAGTCAAATAATTTTGCCCGCTAATATGGATTTAGAAAGAATCGCTTTAGATTATTTAGGAAATTCTGAAAAATGGGTAGAAATCGCTGAATTAAACGATTTACATATCCCATTTGTAACCCAAGATATGACCAGTACAGATACCAAAGTAGCTAAACCTGGGGATACAATTCTAATCCCAACCGGAAACATCTTTGGATTTAGTGCTACTCCTGATGTGGTAGATATTCCAAGTACTATAGATTTATCTTATTTAGAGAAAAAACTAGGTACTGATTTGAAATTAACCCCTAATTTTGATTTAAGTTTAGGTAGTCGTGGTGATTTGGAAGTTATATCCGGAGGAGCAAATTTAGGTCAACAAGTAGTACTTAAAATGTCTTACGAAAAGGGTGAATTATTAGGCGCTCCTACTATTGGTTCAAATTTAATTATAGGTTCAAAAACGAAACCGGTTAGTGTCATTAAAGACGATTTAATTCAAACTTTAATGCAGGACCCAAGGGTTTCAAGGATAGCAGATTTAGCATTAGTTCAGGACGGTTCTGCGTATTTTATATCTTTTTCACTTTATGTAAAAAATATAGATATGCCTATACCAATGATTTTAGGAATATAGGAGTATAACATGTCAACTTTCGATTTTAAAAGCCAAAGACAAATTCAAATAGGAATGCTTAATAAAATCATGGCACTGTTGTCTATAAATGATTTAAACAAAGGTTCGGTTGTGGATGTACTAACTTTTGCGGCATCTCAAGAGGACTTTGCTCAATATGTTCAAATGGCAAAAATCTTAAGGCTAGTAGATATAAATAATCTTAAAGGTCAGGATTTAGATGATTACGCTTTTAACTTTGGTATAGAAAGATTAGCTGCCCTTCAAGCTTTGGGTTTAATTACCATTCAGAGAGCAGCAACCTTTGTAAAAATAATTACTACTCTATATGCTGGCGCCCCAAATCCAGTTGCAGGAGACGATTATTTAAACGTAACTGATGCTTCTAGCGCATTATATAGCACTAGTGGCACCTTGGTTATTGGTAGAGGAACTTCAAACGAAGAAGAAATAAATTATTCTGTGGCTCCAACTGATAATGGAGCTTATTGGACTATAGACCTAGATTCTCAATTGGCTAATAGCCACGCTTTAGAGGAATCCGTAATTTTAAAACAGGGAAGTGATGAGACTATTTTAGCTGGGTCATTAATCGTAATTCCGGCAACTTCAGTTAGTACTGAAGTCAATTTTACAGTAGACGTGGATTCAACTCTTTTATCTGGAGAATCCGAATTAGAGGATGTTCCAGTAACAGCAGTAATCGCAAGTGCAAATGGAAATATCCCAGTAAATGCTATTTTTGGTGCAGGAGCTTGGGGTACTTCTCCTTTTTCTGGAGCAAGAGCGCAAAATGATAGTAAGTTTACCACTGGAAGAAACCGAGAATCGGATGACGAACTTAGAGACCGAATTAAGAACCACATTCAAAGTTTATCTATGGGAACCAAACTTGCTATAAAAAACGCAATTGTGGGATTAGTAGACGTGGACACTGCACAAAGGGTTATCTCAGCTAACATAATTTTACCTATAAGTAGTGATATTCCGGTAAAAGTTTATATCGATAACGGAATCGGTTTTGAACCAAGTTTCACGGCTAGAGGTTACGAGCCAATAATTGATTCGGCTACTGGTGGGGAACAACGCTTTCAACTAGATAAAATACCTGTAGTTAAAGCTCAGGTCGAAACCAATAATTCAGAAACATATAATTTGTCTCCTACGGGAAAAACTTTAATAGTTTCTGTGGGACTAGATTCTGAAACTATTACTTTTTCAACTTCGGATTTTGAATTTATAGACTCAGCTAGAGCTGAAGAAATAATAACTGCGATAAATGCTAGAGCTACTTTAATCGAAGCTAGAACTTCTGCGTCAGGAACTAAAATTGTGATTTCAGCTAAAGTAAATACCAATGAAGAAATTCAAGTAACCGGTGGAACGGCTAATACTATTCTGGGATTTCCAACCGATAAAAAATATTCCTTATCTTTGTACAAAAATGATATATTGTTGTCAAAGGATGGTGAAACGGCTTATGTAGATTCGGGCAACGATTTTGCTGATTTAGACTTTGCTACAATAGGTTTGCCTGTAACTTTAACCATAATAGTAGACGGAAAAGTAACGAATACCCAAACCGTAACTTTTAATGCGGCTCCTGCCGATATTGATGAAGTAGTGGATACAATTAATACTCAATTAGCTGGAGCTACAGCTAGTGCTATTGACGGTGATACCAAAATTAGAATTCGGTCTAATATTGAATTAAGTTCAGATTCCAAAATTGAAATAACTGGTGGAACAGCTAATGCTAACCCAAATGGTTTTAATTTCAATACGGCAGAAGTAGCAGGGTCGGATAAAGATTATACCCTTAATAGAGAACTTGGAACTATTGAATCCGAAACACCTTTAATAGCTGGGGATACGTTAAGTGCTGGTACAATTTATACCAGAGCT